GTGGCGAAGCACCAGTGTTCGCCAACGGATGACGACCTGAAGACCTGGCTGCTGTTGGGCGGCCGGGGATCGGGAAAGACCTTCGCCGGGTCGGTCTGGATCGACATCATGGCGCGAGAGCTGCCCGGCATCACCCTGGCCCTGGTCGGCCCCGCCCTGCATGATGTGCGCGAGGTGATGGTGGAGGGGGCGTCGGGGATCAAGGCGCTGGCGGAGCCAGGCGACCGGCCGCGTTGGGAAGCGGGGCGGCGTCGGCTGGTGTGGAAAAATCAGTCGGCGGCCTACGCGTTTTCGGCCGAAGATCCCGACAGTCTGAGGGGACCGCAGTTTCATGCGGCCTGGGCGGACGAGTTCTGCGCCTGGCGACGGCCGGAGATGGTGCTGTCGAACCTGAGGTTCGGACTGCGGCTGGGGGCCTCGCCGCTGCTGGCGGTGACGACGACGCCCCGGCCGATCCCGGCGCTGAGGCGGTTGATGGCCGAGGCCGGGACGGTGACGGAACGGGCGGCGACGGCGCTGAACGCGCAGAATCTGTCGCCCGGCTTTCTGGCGCATCTGAACGACGTCTATGGCGGGACGCGGCTGGCGGCGCAGGAGCTGGAAGGCGTGGTGGTCGAGGGCGAGGGCGCCCTGTTCCGCATCGCGGACCTGAAGCGGGCCAGGGGCGCGCGGCCGGTCGAACTGGACCGGATCGTCGTGGCGGTCGATCCGCCGGCGACCGCGACCGGAGACGCCTGCGGCATCGTGGTCGTAGGGCGAAAAGGTCGCCAGGCCTTCGTGCTGGCGGACCGGACGGTGCAGGGGCGCTCGCCCCAGAGCTGGGGCGGGGCGGTCAGCGCGGCGGCGCACGAATTCGGCGCGCACGAGGTGGTCGCCGAGAGCAATCAGGGCGGCGACATGGTGCGCTCGGTTCTGGCCATCAGCGCCTGTCCATGCCGGATCGAGATGGTCCACGCCTCGCGGTCCAAGGCGGCGCGGGCCGAGCCGGTGGCCCTGCTGTACGAACAGGGGCGGGTGGTCCACTGCGACGGCTTCCCGGCGCTGGAAGAGGAGATGCTGGCGCTGGGCAGCGAAGGCGGACCCAGCCCGGATCGGGCCGACGCCCTGGTGTGGGCGATCACGCGGCTGATGCTGGGGCCGCAGTCGGCGGGACCGCGGTTGCGGGGGCTTTAGAGCCTCAAGATTTCAACGACAGGAGAGACGATATGCCGGCCATTCCCGAGCGGGACGGATTACTGAACCATGGCCGCGACGCAGGCGGGCCGGCGCGGCGCGCGGCGGCGGTCACGCCCAGCGATACGGCTGATCTGACGACCTACGCCAAGGCGCTGTATGTCGGCGGGGCGGGCAATGTCCGTGTGCTGACGGTCGGGGCCGAGGACGGGGACGCCGTGACCTTCGCCAATCATCCGGTGGGGTGGTTGCCGGTGCAGGTGCGCCGGGTGCTGGCGACCGGGACGACGGCGACGCAGATCGTGGCGGCCTTCGACTGATGTCGGGTGTCGAGATCGGAGCGGCGACGGCGGCGCCGGGCGGGGTTCTGGGGCGGGCGCGGTTCGCCGTGCCCGACCTGCCCGTCTGGTCGGCGGCGGTCAGGACCATGCAGGCGGGCGGGCGCGAGGCGCGGCTGCTGTGCATCGGCGACAGCGTGACGCAAGGCTATGGCGGGGTCTCGGGCGGCTGGACGCCGAACGGCCGGGCGGGCGCCTGGCCCGAGCGGCTGGCAGCGATGATGAGCGGGCGGGGACTGCCGGCCTCGGCGGCGTCGGTCGCGGGCGCCGGGGCTGCGGACGGGGCCAGCGGAGGCTATTCCAGCTATGACCCGCGCGTGACTCTGGGGGCCGGGTGGGGCCTAAACGCCCTGACCGGGATGGGCGGCAAGCTGTTCTCGGGTGCGGCGTCGTCACCGGGCGTGTGGAGTTTTCATCCGGACGGGCCGGTGGATCGGTTCGACCTGTGGGCCGTGACCAATACGGCGCTGGGGGTGCTGACGGTCGAGACGGACGGCGCAGTGCGGGCGACGGTAAGCACCACCAAGGCGGCGTCGATGGAGGTCACGACCGTGGCCTTTCCCGAGACAGCCGGGCCGGTGAGCGTGCGCTGGGCCTCGGGCGGGGCGGTGTTCATCGCGGGCGGGGTCGCGTGGCGGTCAGATGTGAAGCGGGCGCGGGTGATCAACGCGGGATGGGGCGGGGCCCGGATCGCGGACTGGATCACGACGGATCAGCCGTACCGGGCCTATGGGTCTATCCCGGCGGCGGCGCCTGATCTGTCGGTCGTGTGTCTGACGATCAACGACTGGAACGCGGGGACGGCGGTCGCGACCTACAAGGCCGGGCTGGGGACGCTGGTGGATCGGTGCCTGACGACGGGGGACGTGCTGCTGATGACGGGTTGTCCGTCGGACCCGGCCCAAGGCAAGGCGAGCTATGCGTCGCAAGCGGCTCTGAGGGATGCGGTTTTCGAGGTGGCGGCGACGCGGGGATTGGCGGCGCCCATCGACGGGACGGCCCTGTTTGGCGGGAGTTTCGCCAACGGGCTGATGTTCGATTCCGTCCATCCCAATGCGGCGGGCCAAGCGAGGATCGCCGAGGCGGTGCGAGCACGTGTGATCATCTGAGGTTGTAGCTTGCTCGCGCGCGGTGGTAACCGTGGCGGATGGGGGAGCGGTTTTACGGAGTGCAGGCGCTGCGGTTCGCGGCGGCGACGGCGGTGGTCGTCACGCACGCCGTGGATCTGGCCGGCACGCGGCTGGAGCTGGAGACGGCGCTGGGCGGCGGGACGTTGGAGAACTTCGGCGCCGTGGGCGTGGACGTGTTCTTCGTCATCAGCGGCTTCATCATCGCCACGACAACGCAGGGGCAGACAGGCGTGGGCGCCGCCGGGGCTTTCCTGTGGCGGCGGTTTCGACGGGTGGCGCCGATCTATTGGCTGCTGTCGCTGCCGATCCTGATCGGCATGGCGCGGGGCGGGACGCTGAGCCCGGAGGTCGCGGCGGCGACGTTTTTGTTCTGGCCGTTCAGCGGGCTGGAGATGACGTTTCCAGCGCTGGGGCCAGGGTGGACCCTGTGTTTCGAAATGCTGTTCTACGCCGGGTTCGGCCTGGCCATAGCGGGCAGGGCGATAGCGGGCGGCCGGCGGGTCGGCTGGGGGCTGGTCGGGGCCTATGCGGCGATGCTGGCGGTCGGATTGGTCGTGGCGGCGCCGGTGCTGAGGTTCTGGGGCGCGCCGATCATTCTGGAGTTTCTGCTGGGCGTCGGGATCGCCTCGGCGTGGCGGTTCGCGCCGCGTCGGTTGGGGCTGTGGGCGGTCGGTCTGGCGCTGGTCGGGTTCGGGTTGAGCCTGGTTTTCGGCTATGGCGGCATCGACGATGTGCGGGCGCTGAACGATCCGTGGAACGGGTTGAGGCGCGTGCTGATTTGGGGTCTGCCCAGCGCCCTGCTGGTGTTCGGCGTGGTGCGGATGGAGCGGACCGATCAGGCGCCCGGGCGGCTGGGGCGGGCGGCCGCCTTCATGGGGGATGCGTCCTATTCGATCTATCTGGTCCATGTGCTGGTCATCCGGGCCCTGGGGCGGATGTTCGAGAGCGGGATGGTCGCCCTGCCGGGCGATGCGGTGGTGGGGCTGACTGTGCTCGCCAGTCTGGCGGCGGGCGCGATCGTGCATGTGTGGATCGAGCGGCCGCTTCTGAAAATCCTCCCCAGAGCCGCGTAGCGGCTCGGAGAGGATCTGGAAGAATTCAAGGAGATTGCGATGGTTTCGATCCGGTGGCCGTTCGGCCAGGCGCGCGTGGGCGCGCCTGAGGGCAAGGAGAGCCGGGCGGGCGGGGTGATCGCCCTGTCGGGCGTAGGGCGGCCGCGGTGGACGCCCAACGACTACGCCAGCCTGGCGCGCGAGGGGTATCAGAAGAATGCGGTGGCCTATCGCTGCATCCGCATGATCGCCGAGGCGGCGGCGGCTGCGCCGTTCGCGGTGTTCGTGGACGGGGCGCGCGACGAGGCGCATCCGCTGGCGATACTGATCCGTCGGCCCAATCCCGAGCAGTCGGGGGCGGAGCTGATGGAGGCGGTCTATGGCGCGCTGCAGGTGTCGGGCAACGCCTATCTAGAGGCGACCGGCGATGCGGACGGGGACGGGGCGCCGGACGAGCTGTGGGCGCTGAGATCCGACCGGGTGAAGGTGGTTCCGGGTCGGTCGGGCTGGCCCGAGGCGTGGGATTATTCCGTGGACGGACGGTCGGTGCGGATCGGGCGCGCGGCGGACGGCTGGGCGCCGGTGATGCACCTGAAGCTTTGGCACCCGCTGGACGACTGGTACGGGCTGTCGCCGATGGAGGCGGCGGCGCAGGGGGTGGATGCGCACAATGCGGCGGGCGCCTGGAACAAGGCCCTGCTGGACAATGCGGCGCGGCCGTCGGGGGCGTTGGTCTATGGGGCGCGCAACGGCGAGCGGCTGACGGACGGGCAGTTCGAGGCGCTGAAGGATCAGTTGTCGAATGTCTATGCCGGGGCGACCAATGCCGGACGACCGATCCTGCTGGAGGGCGGGATGGACTGGAAGCCGCTGAGCCTGACGCCGGCGGAGATGGATTTTACGGCCGGCAAACATGCGGCGGCGCGCGAGATCGCCCTGGCGTTCGGGGTTCCGCCGCAGCTGCTGGGGATACCCGGCGACGCGACCTACGCCAACTATCGCGAGGCCAATGCGGCCTTCTGGCGACAGACGGTGATTCCGCTGGTGCGGAAGGCGGCGGGGGCGATGACGGGCTGGCTGGGCGAGCGGTTCGCGAGGTGCGAGATCCGGGCGGACCTGGATGCGGTCTCGGCGCTGCAGCCCGAGCGGGACGCCCTGTGGGCGCGGCTGGAGGCGGCGAGCTTCCTGACGGACGAGGAACGCAGGCGGATGGCGGGGTTGGGGGCATGACCGAACATCATATCCGGCGCGTGCCGACTGCGCTGCTGATCGCCGTCGTGGTGCAGACGGTGGGCGGCCTGGTCTGGGCCGGGGGCGCCGCGGCGCGGATCGCGACGCTGGAGCAGCGGGTCGGGGAGCAGAGGCTGGTCGCCGAACGGCTGGCGCGGCTGGAGGTCCAGGGCGAGGCGACGGCGGCGGCGGTGGAGCGGATTGAGCGGCGGTTGGAGGGGAAATGAGCGCACTGGCCATCGAAGGCTACGCCTCGCTGTGGGGCGTGGCGGATCTGAACGGGGACGTGGTGCAGGCGGGGGCCTTTGCGGACAGTCTGGCCAAGACGGGGGCTGAGGGGGTGCGGATGCTGAACCAGCACGATGCGCGGGCGCCCGTCGGGGTCTGGGAACAGATCGTCGAGGATGCGCGCGGCCTGTTCGTGCGGGGCCGGATCGAGGACTGGTCGGCCGAGGCGCGGTTCGCCGGGGCGCTGAGCCGGGCCGGGGCGCTGGACGGGCTATCGATCGGTTACCGCACGGCGCGGGCCCGGCGTCAGGGGCGGTTGAGGGTGTTGAGCGCGGTCGAGCTGTGGGAGGTGTCGCTGGTGACGTTTCCGATGCTGCCGGGGGCGCGGTTCAGTTCGGTTTGAGGGTCAGGCAGAGACTTGGAGACGACGAAGGCCAGTGGCGCATCCGTGGTCTCTCCGCAATGCTGACCCGGCACGACACGCACGGCCACCGCGCGACCGGGGTCGGATCGTCTGGGATGAAAGAACAATCCAAACACAGCGCCTCCCTTTCTGACCTTGAGTTGGGAAGCGAAGTCGGAGCCGCAAGGCCTTGCCAGTTTCAGTTCGGCTTAAGGGCCTGGAAGGCGCCGTTGCGGTCGAGGGTTTCGGCGAGGGCGGCCATCTGGGCGCGGCCCTTCTTGCCGTGGATATAGCGCAAGGCCCAGCCGGCGAGCACCAGGCCGAAGATCCAGCCGACGTGCAGCACCAGGTTGGCGAACAGGATGAAGACGGCCGCCAGCGCATAGGCGCCGAGGTAGACCAGGGCCAGTTGGCCGCCGCGTGACGCCGTGGGGTTGGACAGGCCGGCGATCATATCGGCCAGGCCCGGCGAGGCGGCGGCGGACGGCAGGGCGTGATCGGAGGGCTTCGACGCCGGTTGGGGCGCGGATTTGGGTTGCGCTTTCGGCGCGGCTTGGTCGGCAGGCGCAGAGGCCGGTCGTGGGGCGAGTTTGGGCTTGGGCGCGATCGGATCCGGCGCGCGCCGGACGGGACGGAACAGGATTGATCGGCCGGCTTCGTCGACGGTGAAGACCTCTTCGAAGGCGGTTGTGGGGAAGTCGATGGCGCGGGTGTCCTGGCCGTAGCTCTGGCCGTGCAGGGCCATCAGCCGGCCCTGACGCAGTTCGATCTGGAAGCCCACCGGGTCGGGCAGGCCCGAGACCATCGCATGGACCGTGCCGAACAGGCCGGTGGCGTCCGGGTTGGCGATCGCGCGGTCCGCATCGACGACGATCTGGGAATAGAGGCCGGCGCCAGTGTTGCGACGCAGGCCCGGCGAACTGGCGGCGACCTGTGCGCGCAGGTCCGGGACGCTGTCGCCCATCTGCCAGATCATGGCGTCCATGACGGCGCTTTCCAGGGGCGTCAGGTGGGACATGGGGCGCTAGGACGACTTGGATGCAGCGTTGCGACGCAGCATCAAAACCACGATGCCGAGGATCAGGACGAGTATGGCGATCTGCGCCGCGCGGTAGGGCAGGCCGCTTTCGCCCTCAGCCTCGGCGCCGCGATGCAGAGCGGTCAGGACGATATCGGCAATCGTGTAGACGATGACCGGAAGGCCGATGGCCGCCGCCCATGGCCAGCGGGCCACACGTCGCGGCCCTGCTGAAAGCGTGCCGGGCGGAAAGAGGATCGCGAAAAGGATCAGCGCGGCTGCATGAAGCAGCGGGCTGTAGAGATCGGCTTCGACGAAGATCGGCGCGGGCATGACGCGAGCCTAGCGGTCGCCAGAAGCCGCCGCAATCACAGGTTTCGGGTGGTCGATGACGGCCGCTCGCGAAATGGGAAGGTCGCGCTGCGGCCGCCCCCTCCACCGCCTTCGGCGGTCCCCCTCCCCCGCGTTGCTGGGGAGGATCGTTTCAGCAGGAGACACCATGAAAGAGACCAAACAGGCTTCGGGCCAGCCCGAGGCGCGCGATGTCGTGCGCGAGATGATGGCGGCTTTCGAGGCGTTCAAAGGGGCGAACGACGTCCGGCTGGACGAGATCGAGAAGAAGGCGGCGGCCGATGTGCTGCTGGAGGAGAAGGTGGCGCGTATCGACCAGGCGGTCGCCTCGGCCCAGGCGCGCCTAGATCGGGTGATGAGCCAGAGCCGTCGGCCGGTGATTGGAGGCGAACCTGCCGAGCCGGCGTCTCCGCCCGAGGCGAAGGCGGCGTGGGACGGCTATCTGAAGACGGGTCAGTCTGGCGCGCTGGAGGTCAAGGCGGGTCTGTCGGGCGGGGCGACCTCGGGCGGTTATGTCGTGCCGTATGAGACCGAGCGGGCCATCGAGCGGCGTCTGATGGCGGCCAGTCCGATGCGCGAGATCGCCACGGTGCGCACGGTGGCGGCGGGCGTGTTCAGGAAGCCGGTCTCGACGGCGGGCGTGGCCTGCGGCTGGGTGGCGGAGACGGCCGCGCGGCCTGAGACGGACCCGGCGACACTGGCCCTGCTGGAGTTTCCGTCGGCCGATCTGTACGCCAATCCGGCGGCGACCCAGGCCCTGCTGGACGACGCCATGGTCGATCTGGACGAATGGCTGGCGGGGGAGGTCGAGGACGCCTTTGCGGCGCAGGAAACCCAGGCGTTCGTCAACGGCGACGGTGTGAACAAGCCCAAGGGCTTCCTGACATATCCGACCGTGGCGGATGCGGGTCAGGCCTGGGGTCAGATCGGTTATGTGGCGTCCGGGGCGGCGGGCGGCTTTGCGGCGACCAGTCCGGCGGATCGCCTGATCGACCTGATCTACGCACCCAAGGCCCAGTACCGACCGAACGGCCGGTTCGTGATGAACCGCAAGACGGTCTCAGCCGTGCGCAAGTTCAAGGACGCGGACGGCAACTACATCTGGCAGCCGGCGACGCGGCTGGGCGAGACGGCTTCCTTGCTCGGCTATCCGGTGACCGAGATCGAGACCATGCCGGACGTGGCGGCCAACAGTCTGTCGATCGCGTTCGGGGACTTCCAGAGGGGGTATCTGATCGTGGATCGGGCGGGGGTGCGGGTGCTGCGCGATCCCTATTCGGCCAAGCCCTATGTGCTGTTCTACACGACCAAGCGCGTCGGCGGCGGGGTGCAGAACTTCGACGCGATCAAGGTGATGAAGTTCGCCGCGACGTAGTCGCGGAGTGATGGCGACTTTCCCTCTCCCTGCGGGGGAGGGTGGCTGAGGCGCAGCCGAAGTCGGGTGGGGACGGCCGGGCGATCGAAGTTAGGTCATCGACCAAGCGTGCGGCCTTGCCGGGTCGCCCCCACCCGGTCGCTGCGCGACCACCCTCCCCGGAGCGGGAGGGAGAATTCCGAATCTGACAATGGAGATTGCCATGGCGCAGCCGGTGACGGTGGCGGAGGCGAAGCTGTTTCTGAGGGTCGAGCATGAGGCTGAGGACGGGCTGATCCAGACCTTGATCGAGGCGGCGCAAGCGAAGGTCGAGGGGGATGTGGGCTTGGGCCTGACGTCCACCTCGCCGGCGCCGTTGCGGCTGGCGATCCTGATGCTGGTGCTGCGGGCCTATGAGCGGGGGGAGCCGGTGGCGGTCGAGCCGGTCGAGGGCTGGGTGGCGCCGTATCGCGTGGTGCGGTTGTGAGAGTTCTCGCGGGGCTGTTTCAGCCGGTGGAGGCCGAGACGCCGTATGGCGGGCGCAGCGTGACGTTCGAAGCGGTCGAGTCGGCCTGGCTGAAGTGCGGGGCGCGTCGGCGCCTGGAGCGCGGCGAGGGCGATCAGCGGCGCGCGGTCGAGACGATGGGCGCAGAGGCGCGGGCGGACGCCCGGCTGATGATCGGTCGCGTGCTGCGGTTCGGCGGGGCGGACTGGCGGATTGTCTCGGTCGAGGATGCGCGGCCGGGGCGAGCGAAGCTGGTTCTGGAGCGGGTGCGATGAGGGACCATGAAGGCGCGCTGCAGAAGGCGATGGTGGCGGCGCTGAAGGGGGATGCGGCGGTGCAGGCGTTGCTGGGCGGGCGAGTGTTCGACTTCGCCGTTCTCGAGGCGCCGGAGGACGCCGCGTTTCCGCATCTGGTGATCGGGCGGTGCGAGAGCCGGCCGGTGGCGGCGGACGGGGGCGGGGTCGAGCAGAAGCTGACGCTGACGGGCGTGTCCCGGTTCGCGGGATCGGAGGAGGCCAAGGCGGTCGCGGCGGCGGTGCGGGCCTGTTTGCACGAGGCCGTGCTGGAGGCCGACGGCGTGCGGACGGCGACGCTGAGGGCGACGTTCGCGGACGTGTTTCGGGCAGGCGACGGGCGCCGGACCTATGCGGTGGTGCGGTTGAGGGCGGTAACCGAGGAAGTGGGAGAAGGCGGATGACGGCACAGGCCGGCAAGGACATGTTGCTGAAGATCGAGGGCGCGTCGGGCGTGTTCACGACGGTGGCGGGGTTGAGGGCGCGGACGATCTCGCTGAACGCCAAGACGGTCGATGCGACCGATGGCGACAGCGCCGGGCGGTGGCGCGAGCTGCTGGCCGGCGCGGGCGTGAAGTCGGCGGCGGTGTCGGGGCAGGGCGTCTTTCGCGATGCGGCGTCGGACGCCCTGGTGCGCGAGGCCTTCTTCGATCAGGCGGCCAAGCGGTGGCGGCTGATCGTGCCGGACTTCGGCGTGCTGGAGGGGCCGTTCCTGGTGGCGGCGCTAGAATACGCCGGCGAGCACGAGGGGGAGGCGACGTTCGCGCTGAGCCTGGCCAGCGCCGGGGCCATCGGGTTCAGCGCGATATGAACGGCGTGCGGGGCGAGGCCGCGGTGATCCTGGGCGGCGTGCGGCGTCGGGCCTGTCTGACGCTGGGGGCGCTGGCGGAGATCGAGACGGGGCTGGGCGTCGATGGGATGGCGGCGGTCGCAGAGCGAATGAAGACGCTGTCGGCGCGGAATCTGATGATCGTGCTGGCGGCGGTGTTGCGCGGGGGCGGGGACGAGGCGCCGAATGTGGCCGGCGTTGATCCGCGCGAGGCGGCGGTGGCGGTGGCGCAGGCGTTTGCGGCGGCCGCCAGGTGACGCCCTGGGGCGAGATGCTGCGGATGGCGGCGGCGATGGGCGTGGCGCCCGAGGCGTTCTGGCGGCTGTCGCTGAGGGAGTGGCGGATGTTGACGCAAGTCCCTCAGGGGACGGCGCCTTTAGGGCGCGACGGGCTGGCGCGATTGATGGAGGGTTGGCCGGATGGCGGATGAGTTCGGGCGAGACGGGATCGATCAGGTCGCGCTGAGAGCGGCCGAAGCCGGGGCGGCGCTGGAGGCGCTGAAGGCGCCGGCGCAGGAGGCGGCCGACGCCATCGAGGCGGCGTTCGGGCGGGCGGGCGACAGCCTGACGCGATCGCTGGCGCGGGCGGCGGCGGACGGGGAGGTGTCGCTGGCCGAACTGGCGCGGGCGGTGCTGAATGCGGTCAATGCGGCGGCCGGCGCGAACGCCGGCGGGCTGAGCGCGGCGATCCAGTCGGTGATGTCCAGCTTCGGCGGGGCGCGGGCGGATGGCGGGCCGGTGCTGGGCGGTGCAGCCTATCTGGTCGGCGAGCGCGGGCCGGAGGTGTTTCGACCGGCGACGGGCGGCGAGATCGGGCCGGTCGGCGGTGGGGGCGTGACGGTCAATGTGGCGGTGGACGGCGGCACGCCGGCCCTGCTGCGGTCCGAGGCGCAGATCGCCCAGATGCTGGCGCGGGCCGTCAGCCTGGGTGCCAGGCGGATGTGA